CGCAGATGAAGCAATGAAACGTGGTTATTATTACAGTCCTAGATTGCACGTCGATCTTTGGGGCAATTCTTGGGGAAAATAGTATGTGGAAGAAAATTAAAGCATCATTGGGGTTAAACAAAGCAGAGTTAGCGGCAGAAGCCGAAGCTAAAGCAACTGCGGCACGTGAAGCAAGAACTAAACGTGCAGAAGCAAAAGCCGAAGCAAAAGCAGAGAAAGCTAAAGCAAAAGTTAAGGTGCTATCTGCTAAAGATGAAGCAACCGATAAAGGCGAGCCATGGGTAGAAATTGTCGGAATGGAAGTAGATGAAAAAGACCCAGGACAGGGTGCGTTTGAACTCGACTGGAATGACATATTCGTTGCTAAGTTAATTCGAGCAGGATACCAAGGCAAAACAGACCAAGACATTGTTGATAATTGGTTTAAAACAGTATGTCGAAATGTAGTAACAGAAACATACGAACAAGACCAAGCAGACCCAGAGAAACGTAACGAACGCAGACGTGACTTAGGTAATGGTAGAACGGAAGTATCATAATGCGGTATTTGATAGTCGATGCGGCAAACACATTCTTCAGAGCCAGACACAGTGCGCATAGACAAAGTGACACGTGGGATAAATTAGGCTTTGCCATTCATGTTACTTTAGCTAGTATTAACAAAGCATGGCGTGATCAAAAAGCCGACCATGTTATTGTTTGTTTAGAAGGGCGCAGTTGGCGCAAATCCTTTTATGTTCCGTACAAAGCAAATCGTGCTGTAGCACGTGCCGCTAAGACAGAAGCGGAGCAAGAAGAAGAACAATTATTTTGGGACGCATTTGATGCCTTACAAACTTTCATTAAAGATAAAACAAATTGTACAGTTCTGCAACACAGTGAGCTTGAAGCAGATGATTTGGTGGCTGGCTGGATTCAATCTCACCCTACAGATCATCATACTATTGTTTCTAGTGACACTGACTTTTACCAACTTCTAAGCGACAATGTTAATCAGTATAATGGTATTAGTGATGAATTACATACTCTCACCGGTATATATGATAAGAAAGGTAAGTTAGTTTTAGATAAGAAAACTAAAGAACCTAAAAAGATTCCGGACCCTAAGTTCATTCTGTTTGAAAAATGTGTACGTGGTGATCCAACTGATAACATCTTTAGCGCATATCCAGGTGTACGTACTAAAGGTACAAAGAACAAAGTTGGATTAGAAGAAGCATATGGCGATAAAGATAAGCAAGGGTATGCTTGGAACAACTTAATGCTACAACGTTGGACTGACCATAATGGTGCAGAACATAGAGTGTTAGATGATTACAATCGTAATGTTACATTAGTAGACTTAACAGCACAGCCAGAAGAATATAAACTTAAAATAGAAGAAACTATTAAATCTAATGCTGTTGCACTAAATCGTCCAATGGTAGGGGCACAATTCTTAAAGTTTTGTGGTAAGTATGACCTAATCAAACTAAGCGAAAATGCTTCTAATATGGCAGAATGGTTGTGTGCTGGTTATCCAGCTGAAGCGGTAACAATGTATCACTTAATTAACTCTTGACTTTTTGGTAAAATAACTGTATAATAGCAGTAACAGTTAACAAATAAGTCAAGGATTAATATAATGGATATGTGGCAAAATCAAAGGGATTTCGATCAAGCAAATGAAGATTATCGTACATCTCTTCTGATTCTTTTAGTATACATTGTGCTCGATTATAATTTAAATTGGACAATAACCAAAACATTATGGGCTGTAGTTTGTTGGCTAGCAGGATTAATATGAAAGATATAAATGATTGATAAATCACAGAAGTTTTTAGCGTTAGATTTAGAATTAAACCAACCGAGTGGTAAGATCATTCAGGTTGGTATTGCCATTGGCAGTGCAAATGATAAGTTTGAAAATTACATAACAAAGAAGTGGTATATTGACCCAAAAGAACCAATTGATCAGTTTATTATTGACTTAACAGGCATTACCGACCACGATATTAGATTAAACTGCGTAAGCCACGATACAGTTGCACGTGAGCTCAGTGATTTAATCAAACAACACAACACTTGGATCAATCCTATCACGTGGGGCGGCGGTGATAGTAGAGAACTATTAGATGAGTTCTGTAAAAACTATGCCGACTTTCCGCACTTTGGTAGACGCTGGATTGATTGTAAAACATTCTATACGTTTATGATGTTTGCACGTGGTAAGAATCCTAGTGGTGGCTTATCGAGTGCCATGGGTGCGTTTAAACTGCACTTTAGGGGCACTGCACACAGAGCAGATATCGACGCAGTTAATACACTTGCCTTGTTCTTTAAGTTCCTCGAACGACAACGTGGGCTCGAAAACTTGCTACATGATGCAAAAAGTATTTGACTTTTTAACAAAACCTAAATATACTATATATTATGACACGAATTAATTCAGACTTAGATCCAAGATTACTAAAGCGTATGCACTTGCTTGCAGAGTTACGCGAGATTACTATGGTTCCGGCATCACTTAGACGTAGTTTACGCACTAAGACTAAAGAAGCTGTATTAAAAAGTGTACCAGCTAACTTTACGTTAAATAAAGGTCACGTTACATTCTTCTACGATAAGCTGGGATTTTTAATACAGCGATTTGACAGACTCGCAGATGAAATGGAACGTAGAGGATATACACCAGACCGAGAACGTGTAGTAGCATTTAATAACTTTCCCGACGAGTTGTACGGATTATGGACTGCCACTGAAGTAGACAATGCCATTGTACAAGAACGTATTAACTTTCGTATTTCACAAAAACCACATTTATATAAGGAGTAAGAGCAATGAAATGGGTAATAGATAAAAGTTTTAGTTTTGAAATGGGACATCGAGTATGGGCACAACAATTAAATCGTCCAGATTTAAGTATTGAAACAGCGTGTGCTTGTAAACATTTGCATGGTCACAGCTATGAAATAAAAGTATTCTTAGGTGCAGATAAATTAGACCAAAGTGAAATGGTAACAGACTTCAAAAATCTAAACTTTATGAAAGAGTTTGTTGATAACATCCTTGACCATAAATTCATGCTTGACGTTAATGACCCAAACTTTGAAATTATCACTGGTGTAAGTCCTGCGAGACTAGCTGAAGAAAATATTTTAGTTAACAACTTTGAGAATTTAGGCGAACTAACTAGCGACTGGCGATGGGCCGATGCTTTTCAATTGCACCTGAATAGTTTTGTGCTTGTAAACTTTGTTCCGACTTCAGAAAACATCTGTAAGCATCTTAAACTGTATGCACAAGAGCGCATTGGTGATTTTGCTACAGTAGTGGCGGTTGAGCTTTGGGAAACTAAGAAATCACATGCTCGTTACGAGGACTAAATGAATACAACAGTCTTTATCTTACTAGCACTATTTGGCATTAAGCATTTTATTGCTGACTTTTTAATGCAGTATGAATACATGTTACGTGAGAAAGGTACATATGGTGCGGATGGTGGCATACATCATGCGGCGTTACATGCTACATTTACTTTATGGATTCTAGTGTTTGTAATAGGAGATGCAAATCTTGCTATTATGTTATCACTGGCAGATGGAGTTATCCATTATCATATTGATTGGGCAAAACAACAACTAAATAAAGGTATGAGCCCTGCCGATCGTATGTTTTGGGTTTGGATGGGTGCTGATCAAGGGTTGCATTATTTGACTTACATTGGAATTATCTATGCAGTTACGTAACTTCTTATATGAGTGGAAGTTTGCATTATTCAATACGCTGATTTATTCACTGTTCATTACAAGTCTGTTCTATGTAACAGGCAGTCAGGCAGTATGGTTGCTTGCGTGGGGCTGGTTGTGCAGTACATTAGGTAATAGTGTACTGTTACATAGATATTACACCCATAAACAATTTAAATTAAACAAAATAACAGAATATATGTTATTACCATTTGCCATTATAATTGGTATCGGTAGTCCAATCATGTATGCTATTTTACATCGACAGCATCATAATCTATGTGACGAAGCTGGTGATCCGCATAGTCCAACTAAGTTAGGTATGTTTACTGTAGTATTTGGGTTATGGGAATTCTTTCCGACTAGTTACTTTTTAAAACTTAATCCACCTATGCCCAGAGATCTTGTAGTTAAACCAATGCATCGTTTTATACATAATAATTATTACTTAATTTGGATTAGTGCGCTAAGTGTAGGCGCAGTTATCAATTGGCATGTTGCTATAGCATTGTTTAGTTGGGCGGCTATATACCAAAAAGTATGGGAAAATACAGTTGTAAATGGCATTTGTCATCCCGGTCCAGATATCAAAGATTGGAAAATTTTTGGATTTGTTACTGGTGGCGAAAGCATGCAAAAATTTCATCATGAATATCAAACAGAAGTAAAGTTATCAGATAGTTGGTTAGTCGACCCTGGCTACCCAATAGTACAATTAATTAAAAATAGAGACTAACATGACAGAACAATATAAAAGATTTTGCCAATATCAAAAAACATGTAATGGCGCCGCAACGTGCGAAGGACCAATCCTTAATTTGTTAGCACGAACCATTGTAAAGAATAAATGTTGGGTAGTTGAAAACGATGGTACCAAAGTTGCTACTATTCTTGCTAATGAGAGTGGTAATGGAGTTACGTTAGTACACAGTGACGGTGAACAAAGAGAACGATTTAGCAGTTTAAAATTGCTTAGTGATCGTTACAACATTGTTATTGATAAGACTAAAGTAGCTAAAGTAGCTAAAGAATCACATGATGTATATGGTTATCCTTGCGAGAACAAACCACAGAATGCATTATGGGACGTACAGCATAAACTACCTGTGTTTACCAAAGGTAGCAAAAGTAAAAGTTTCTTCTGTGCAGGATATTACATAATTAGATTTAACTTTGGTTG